CCCGGCGCCGCCGTCACCGCCGTCGTTGTCACCGTCGCCGCCGTTGCCGTAGTACAGCGTGTAGCTCGAGCCGGCGGTGACAGCGCACGTCCCGCTGGCGTAACCCCCGCCGCCCCCGCCGCCGCCACCGTGGCCGTTGGAGAACGCGCCGCCGCCCTGCCCGCCGCCGCCGCCGCCACCACACGCGATGGTGATGGAGGTGATGCCGTTGCCCGCAGCGTTCAGCGTTGCCGGGATGGTGAGGTTCGCGCTGTTCTGGGTGCCGTCGTTGCCGTCGGTTGTGGAACTTTCGGTGCCGTTGTGGGAGCCGCTGCCGGAGACACCGGAAACGTTGTACTGGCCGGTGGCGCCCGCACCGCCGTTGTGATGGGTGGTGTTGGTGCTGCCGGTGCCGCCGGCGCCGCCGAGGCCGCCGCTGGGATCTTTGCCGCCGTGAGCGGTGACGGTCACGCTTGCGCCGGGGAACGTGGAGTTCGTGGCGGGCCCGCCGACGGTCACTGAGTACGTATTACCCGGGACTACTGTGAGCGCCGGCTCGGCGGCGTACTCACCGCCGCCACCGCCACTGCCGCCGGTTACGCCGTTGATCCCGGAGCCGGTTCCCCCACCGCCCCAGCACTCGGCTTTGATCGACGTCACCCCGGCCGGGGCGGTCCAGTAACCCGACGCTGAGAACACCTGCACGACCTGCTGGCCGCCCGCACCTCCGCCACCCGACCCGGGGGAACCCGCCGTGTACCCGTAGGAGTCACCGGCGGTGACCGCGATCGTGTCCCGCGCGTACTCCCCGCCGCCACCACCGCCACCAGCGGAGTTCGCGGTCCCGTCCGCCCCGCCGCCACCACCGCCGGCGCCCCAGCATTCGACACCAACCGAGGTGATCCCCGGTGGGGCCGTCCAGGTCCCGGAGGTCGCGAACACCACGGAGGCGGCCTGCTGGGAAGCGATCCGGCCCGCGGTCGTGGTGATGCTGACCAGTTCAGAAGCCGCACCAGGGTTCTCCGCTGATGTTGCGGCTGTTCCCGGGTAGGCGGGCGGCATCGCACCGGGGAAAGCAGCACCAGGGGTGGCGGAGAACGGTGAGTCCGCGCCGCCGCTGGCGGGGGTCACCTGCAAGCTTGTGGTGGCACTGCCAGCCGACGCGAACGCATACGCGCTGGACAGGGCCAGCGCCGCGCCGCCCACAGGCGTCCACGGGGGGGCGGCCAGCTGAAACGACATGTTCGCGTTCAGGGCGTTGCTGTAATACGGCGAACCCGGGTACCCGGGTGTGAACGCCCCATCATGGTTGTCGAGATAGGCGGTGAGTTCCCCGGCTTCCTCCTGGGACAGTTCGTACTGGCGTCCCCGGGACGCGCTGATCCGCGAATCCCCCGCATCACCGAGGACCCGCGCGGAAATGTCAGTCCAGAAAATGGACTCGTTGTCGGCGAGATAGTCGACTGATTTGGTGATGTCGCCGGGTTGCGCCCCGAACGCCGCCTCGGTGACAACGAGGGGGAAGTTCTGGTTCGGCTGCACTGGCGGCTGCGCGGACGATGACACGCCCGTGACGATGCCCGCCATCACATCCGGGGTACTGATGTCATAACCGGCGGTGACCCCGCCCGCCGGGGTAGTGGCCTGCCAGTACGGGTAGATCGCGATCCCGCTGCCCAGCGACGCTCCCGCCGCCGCCGTGTCAAGCGCCGTGAACCCGGACGGCCCCGACGTGACCGACGGGCTGAGGCTGCTGGTCGTGGGCAATGCCAGCATCGAGAACACCACGTCAGCGCCGGTTGCGGTACCGACCAGCGACAGGGTGTCCACCGGCAGCGGCGCCGAGGTGTCATTACTGGAAAAGTCCAGCCCCACCTGCTGCGGCATGTTCGTGATCTCCGCGAGCACCCATGCCGCGGACGCCACATACCCGGTCGTGCACACCGACACCCACGACACCGGCTCAGCGTTCATGCAGATCCAGATCGCGGCCCGCGCCGAATAACCGTTGGAGACGGTGATCCCGAGCTGCTGCCACAGGTTCCCCGCCGAGTCCGTGACGTTCACGGCGGGGACGTTCGGGGCCGGGGACGGCGGCTCGGTCAGCGACAGGGACGTGTTGATCGTGTCCCAGCCGATGAACGCCACCAGGGCGTTCCCGTCGCTGGTTTCGATCAGGGTCGTGCCCGCCCCGTACCCGGAGTTGACGGTGCCGGTGACCTGCTGAACGAGCTGCGCGCTGGTCCCCGACGCACCCGACGCGCCACCCGGGCTGCCCGGGTTCGCGAGGCCGGGGCGCGTGATTCCCGGAACGGAAGAAAAGGATGCCACCCTGCCCCCTTTTGCGGTTGCAGGGTGATGCCGTTCAGGGGGTTCAGGTGAGAAGGCGCCGGGCTGCGGCTAGACGGGCTTCCAGACCCCCGTGGCTTTCCCGGAGTTACGCACGGCGTAACGGCCGTTCGCGGCTGTCAGGGACGGGATGAGCGCCGAGGCGACCTGGGTGCCGTTCATCTCCACATGCACATGGATCGGCCGGTCACCCCCACCACCGAAACCACCGTAACCACCATCGGAGCCCATGATCCCGCCGCCCTCAAACCCGGGGACACCGTGAGCTTTCAGGAACGGCGCCACCGTGGGAGTCAGATGCTTGGGGACAACCGCCTCACCGCCTTCCAGCATCGCCGGGTGCACATCGCCGCCGCCGTACCCGGGGACACGGTAACCAGCCGCATGACCGCTCAGGGTGGGGAGAATGCCACCAGCCCCAACTGTTCCCGTCAGTGCTTCCTGGACGTTGACGTACACGTTTTTGGAGTTCGGGATGTCGTTGATATTCATTGCCAGCTGATACGCCGCGCCAGCCGCACCGTGCATGGAACCTTCAAGGCCATCCATGTTCCCGGAGGTGCTGTGCGCGGCGTTCCCGGCCCCGTGAATGTTGTTCATCGCCGTGGTCATCTCACCGGCGAGCCCCTGCGCCTGGTTCTTGGTGAGACCCTGGTCGATACCAAGCTGGTAGATGAGGCTCGCAGCGGACTGGGCGTTCATCCCGGAGTGGTAGAACTGGCCGGCCATCTGGTCAATGTCGGTCGTCACAGCCTTCGACTGCGGCTGGTTGTGCTGCAGCGCGGTCGTGAAGTTCTGCGTGTCCTTGGTGACTTGGTTCAGGTTCACCGACCCGGCCGCGACCGCCTGCGCCACATCAGACTGGAGGGTCTGGGAGAACTGCTGCGCCGCCTGCGACACGTTCGACAACTGGGCCGTCGCGTTGCCGAGCAGGGTGTTGTATTTGGACTGCGACACGGCGTTCTGATCGGTCCAGGTCTTCAGGGTCTGATAGTTCTGCGCCAGCGACTTCGAGGCGTTGTACGCCGGGCCGCCCGCCTCCTGCGCGAGCGCCATCGTCTCCGCAAGCGCCGCCTTGCTGCTCCCCACATACGGCACAAACTGCGCCGTTGTCGTGGCAATCGCCTCAGTGAGCTGCTTACTGTTCGTGGCACCCGACGCGGCAGAGGTACGCCACCAGTCCGTCACCGTGTTCGCCTGCGTCAGGGCAGCGTCAAAGTTCTGCCACACCTGCGCGCTCGTGCCGCCGAACGATTTAAGCGACTGGCCGATCTGCTGCATCCCCTGCACTGAAGTGCCAGTGAACGCCTGAATTTTGCCGCCCACAGTGCTAGCGGTGTTACCTAGCTGCTGCAGGTCATCGGACAAACTCGCCCACGCCGCCGTGCCCCCGGTGACGACGCTCATGAAGTTGTCCCACGCCGAGTTCAGCTTCGACACCTGCGAGCCCTGCAACCCAAGCTGGTAGTTCACCGCGTTGATGTTGTTACCCAGGGCGCTGCTGTTCCCGGACATGATCTGGAGGCCCTGGATGTAGTTCTGGATCTGCTGCAAGGCGACCTTGGTGAGCTGACCCTGGCTGTTGAACATGGTGCCGACCTTCAGCCCGGCGTTGTCCGCCGCGCTGAACGCCGCCGGGACACTGAGACCCCACTTGCTGGAGATCTCCGCGCCGGCGGCGATGACGTCCGCGGCCTGCCCGGTCAGCTGCGTCTGCGCGGTCTTGTAGGTGTTGACGGCCTGCACCGCTGTACTGACCGAACTGTCGAGCCCCTTGAACGACGAACCGGAGGCTGTGACCAGCGTCCCGGTCGTCTTGGCAGCCTCACCGGTCTCGGTGAGCTTGGTCTGCACGGCAGTAAGACCGGCGGTTATGTCGGAGAAACCCTGCGTCACATTCGCGCCGTTGATCGCCTGTTCCAGGCCGGAGACGAACTGCTGCGCCGCACTCTTGGCCTCTGAGATCCTCATGATGAGCAACGTCAGGCCGGCTGCGGCCCCAATAATGACCCAGCCCCACGGGCCGGACAGGACCGCACCAGCGGACTCAAGACCCCCAGCGAGCCCAAGCGCACCCTCACTGGCCCCGGCCGCCGCTGCCCGCCAGCCGGTCAGCGCCTCCTCGCTATCCTCGGCGTCCCGCCCGAAGTTGGACAGGCTCTCCAGGCCGGTAGCCAGGCTGAGCCCGAAACCGCTGGCCTTGGTAGTGACCGAGCCCAGCATGTTGGACAGCAGGCCGCCCCACCGCCAGGATTCCTCCACACCCATCGCGAAAGTCGTCAACGGCCCCGCAGCACCGATCAGTGCCGCCGCGAACCCGGTCGTGCCAGACAGAAGCTTCAGCAGCACCTCAGCCAGCCCCGGCATTTCAGAAGCAAGGTTCGCGATCAGGTGACCGACATTCCCGAGCACCTGACCGAACTCCGTCAGGTCAGTGGCACCCTCTTTCATGAGCCCTGTCAGCTGCCCACCGAACGCCCCGGCCAGTTCCACATCCACGGCGGCAGCAAACCGGTCCAGGGTGCCGATGACCTGCGTGCCCATCTGGACGAAACTGCCGCTCGTGTCCTTCACACCGTTGATCGCGGCGCCGAGCAACTCCCATATCTCCGGGTCAGCGGCATTCTGGGCAGCCTGAAGGTTTCCCTTCAGCCCCAGAGCCTCACCACCGGTCGTGTTGAACGCCCCACCCAAAGACTCGGTGACCGTGTACACCGACTCGAGCCGCTGCCCGGTCTCCACCGCCCCCTGCAAACCCACATCCGCCGCGGCACCGAACGCGACCAGGGCCGGGACAGCGACCGCCGCGAGCTCCATCGAGCCCATCACGATCCAGTGCAGGGCATTCAGCGACAAGCCCCACACGACGTTCGTGTTCTTCCAGGTCTCCTCAACACTGGCGAACCCGTTCACTACCGCATTGGCGGCCGACCCGAGCAAGCCGAAACCACCAGCCGTTTCCTCGGCGTCAGCACCGGCCCGTACAAGATCATCCCCTACCGCAGCGAACGAGACCGTCGCATCACGGGCGGCGAGACCAAGCGCGGTGAACGGGACCGTAGCCACCTCTGCGGCATTACCGACCGCGCCGAGATGCTCCGCGTCAGTTAGAGCAGCGTCACCAGCAGAAGAAAGCGCCTCACTGGTGGCGCCGATCCTGGTGTACTGCGCCGCCCACGCGGCATCCGCCGGCGCAAGACCCTGATCGATCAGCGACTCGTAAGCCGCCCGCGTCTCATCGGCCGCATCCCCGGCTCCCCGCAAAGCGGAATCCGCAGGCAGAATCCCCTGCTCAACCATCTCCCGGTAGGACAGGCCCACCTCATCGAGGGATTCAGCCGCACGGCCAGCACCGACGTCAACTTCCTCCCAGTCGCCACCCTGCTCTTTCAGTATTTCGTCAAGCCGCGCGAACGCAGCTTCGCCCGTATAAGCGTTCTCACCTGCCCGCGCGAAGCCGGCGCCCGCATCCTCAGCAGCGGCCCGCAGTGCCTCTTGTGCCGCCGCATCCCGCAAAGCTGCGGCAGCGTTGGCATCCTCCGCCTCCGACAGCAGGCGGACTTTCGCATCCGCCTCATCAGCGGCATCCCCAACCGCCTCATCGGCTGCCGCCTCAGCAGCCATCCCGGCAGTGTCCGGGGCCACGTTCCCGGTCCCTGCAGCTGCGGCGGCAGCTTCCGGCATCCCGGTCGTGTCCACGTTGAGGTGGATCGTCTTCTCGTCCGGCAGGGCACGAATCGCGGCGTTCAGCGCATCAACATCGCTGATCGCATTATTTACTTCTTCGGCGAACTTTTGGGTCGCCTCGATCATCAGCGCGATGCCGTCCAGGTATGGCTGGACGTCGGCGTCGAACTCTTGGGTAACTTCGGGAAGTTCAGGCACGATTCACCTCACCCGTCACCGCTAAAGCCCCATGATCGAGACGAACTTGCCCATCGCCGCCCGCGTCAGCGACCCGTCCGCGATGGTCTCGTCCCGGGCGGTACGCATGTACGGCCGCTGCGGGATATCGACCCGCTTCTTCCACCACTCCCCGCCGGAGTTGATCCAGTGCATGTACTCACGGGTGCGGCGGTAGTGGATCTCCCCCCACTCCTGCGTCACCGCGTAGATCGTGTGCGGTGCCACGAATGCGGTCCCCACACCCCCGTCCGATCCGCCGCCCCAGGACGTCACCGACGCGGCCAGCCGCCCCGTACGGGACGCCACAGGCCCCTCCTCCGCCGGGGATGGGGTGCCGAACTGGCCCGGTGCCGAGTGGTACCGCTGCAACGTCACCCGGGTCAGGTGCGTCTTGTACTCGTCGGCCATCGCTTTCGCGCACGGCCCGGGTGTCGCCATGGCCCGATCCCGGATCCCGGCAAGAAACCCAGGTAGCTCGTCAGGGGTCATCGCTCACCCCCGCATCCGCTGCGCCTGCCGCCGCCTGATGTCGGCCGCCTCGTTATGCGCCCGCCTGATCACCGGGTACCACTGATAGGCCTCCAGTGGCATGTCCGCGACCTCCTGCGGCGTGAACCCGTAGGTGTCCGCGAACCACTCATCAAGCAGCGCATCCGACGGCATCCCCTCCGGGGGGCTGCCCGTCTTCCCGTTGCTGTACAGGTAGCCGGTCAGGCGGCTGACGGCCGCCTCGAATTTGGGCGGCGGCTCGGGTTCACCTTCTCCATCAGCGGCGCGATCTTGTCATCGATCTCCGCCCAGTCATCCAGGTCCGAGATCACCGACTCCACCGCAGCCACGCCGGCGAGGTTGCCCGCCGGGATCGGGATCCCCTGTTCCGCCCATGACCAGTTCGTGATGATCCGGGCCAGCAGCGCTGTCCGCCGGGCCAGCGCATGATCACCGGGGAGGCGGGCGACACTGTTCCCGTCCCCGTCGCTGCGGATCTCCACATCCACGGCGCCCTGCACCGCACGCTGATCCTCAACCGTCATTTTCGACCGGATCTGTATCCACCCGCCGGATGGGAGGTCGATACGCCAGACGTCGCCGGTCAGTTCATTGCCCACTCAGGGGCCTCCTTGTAGAATTTGGGTACGAAAACGCCCCGGCAGATGGTGGAACATCTACCGGGGCTACGCCGAACCTGAGGAAGCAGGTCCGACATGAATGAGTCTAACGAGCGCTGGCTGCCCGTCCCCGATTACGAGGGGCTATACGAGGTCAGTAGCCACGGCAACGTGTGGAGTGCGCCGAGGGCGACCACTCCCGGCGGCATCCTGAAACCCCAGAAGGTCAACAAGTGGGGACATCTTGACGTCAGCCTGTGCGCGAATGGCATCGTGGAGCGTCACCTGCTCCATCGCCTCGTAATGGAGGCATTCGTCGGCCCATGCCCCGAGGGGCAGGAGGTTCGCCACCTCGACGGGAATCCCGGTAACAATCGATGGGAACCGGGCGACGAGGAGACCACCCGCAGGGCGGGTGGGAACCTGATCTACGGCACGCGCAGGAAGAACGTGTTCGATGCCGTCGGGCATAATACGCACTTCAATGCCAGTAAGACCCATTGCCCGCGAGGTCACGAGTACACGCCCGAGAACACCTACGTCATGTACCGGCGTGACCGTGACTGCACGAGCCGGGTTTGCCGGACCTGCGAATCCGACCGGAAGAAGGCGAAAAGGGCGGGCGCCTGACCATTCTCAATATGTGGGAAGGGCATTCACAAGCTGAACCTTTACCGGGCCAAGCCCACCAGTTCCCCCAGTATTGGTCGTGTTAGCGATACATTCGCCCGTGTTATCGAAGTCCATTAGGACTGCCGAGCGACCCGGCTTGCTCTTCACGAACTGCACATTTTGTGCGTCGATCGTCATCGACAGGGCCGTGCCGCCCGCGTTACCGCTGTTGAGGTTGATGTGCACCCACTGGGGGCCGTCGTACAGCATCCAGGCGAGGGGGGTTTCATCAGATGGCGCCGTCAGCTTCATCGACAGCATCGCGCTGAGCGGCCCGCGGGCGATGATGTACGGCGAAATGGTGCCCTGCGACGTCCAGTACACCTGCAGCTGGCGTTTGATCAGGTTGGCGGCGGCCGTCCCCCCGACGTACAGCTGGGATTTCCAGTTCGCCTGCGGGATGATGTTGGAGATCGTGTTCGTCGGGGTCACCGCCGCCGGCTGGGACGGCCACGAGTTCCCGGTGACTTTGAAGTCGAGGAGCTGCTCAACGTTGCCGCTGATGTCCACGGCGGACACGCACGCGGAGGCGTAGGCGCGGGCACCGGACGTGTTCGTGCCGGGGGTGCCGCCGTAGTTCAGGTTGGTGTTGTCGGTCAGGGTAAGCGTCGGCGGCTGTGCACCCGGCACTCCCCCATAGCCGAGCTGACTGTTGAGCAGCGAGAAGTTGTGGGTGAACGGGGCCACCACCGTGAACACGGTCCCTGAGGCGCCGTGAGCGAACCGGAGCGGGTTGTTACCGAACCCGATGCTCGTGCTGGCCGCCACGGTCAATGTCACGACCTCGGAGATGCTGCCGGTGTCGATCTGGACGTTCTGCCCGACGGTGAACGTGGTCCCGTTCCCCACGGTGACCACGGTCGCCCCTACGGCGGGGGAGCCGGAGAACGCGGTCGACGTGCCCGCCGACACGGTGCCCGTCGTGGACAGGTCCCCGAAAATGTTGTCGAGGAAGAATCCGTGCGTGTCCAGGAACGCGGGCCCGCCGAAGGAGAACGTGGCGTCCGCTGGGCCGATGATGTCCTCATACAGCATCGCCATGCTGCCGCGGATCGCCTCATCCGGAAGGAACTTCGGGGTGTCCTCCGGCGAGTAGGACTTGGCGTCCATCGGGATTGTGTTCGTCGGGCCCACGGGGGTGCCTGCGACGAGCTCACGGGCGACACCGAGCCAGGACCGGGTGGATGGGGCAACGGAAGGGCCACCGATAGGCATGGTCAGCTCTCCTCTTCTGCCGGCACGCCGGCCTCTTCGGGTGTGTCTGGCGCGGCAGGCTCAGGCTCAGCCGCGGGAACAGGGGGTGCGGGTTCCTCCGCAGCGGGCGGGGCGGCCTCCGCAGGTGCCGGGGTCTCGATCTCCCCGTCCTGTGCGGGCGGGGTCTCCTCGTCCTGTGCGGGTGCGGCCAGCCAGCGACCGTGGTCATCCCGGGCAGCCGAGGCCGCGACCACCCAGCGGCCATCACCAGGAGGCAGCGGGAGACCCGCGGCCTGCCCGGACGCGACCTCGATGTCGTACGAGCCGCCGGGGCTGACCTCAAGGACCCGGCCCGTGCCCGCGTCCCGGTAATCCAGGTACTTGCGCTGGTCGGTGCCGATGTAATTGCAGAGCACGCGCGCCTCCGGGGCATGAGGAAATATGTTGTGCTGTATGGCTGACGAGGACATTGCGCGCTTCGCACTAAGCGGCGACTGGACACCCATTGCGCCAGGTATGGAGGTGCGATTGCAGGACGCCCCCAACGAGGAGGACATGGCCCACTATGACCCGCAGGGCGTGGTCATCCTGCAACTGCGCTGCGGCCCGGTCAGGCGAAGATAAGCTCAAACATCTTGCAGGTCAGAAGACAGTCGTACCTGTTGAAAGCCTGATCCTCGACCGCGTTGATCACGATCTCCCAGGACATGCTTTCCCCGACGTCCACGAACGTGGACACCACACCCGAGTACGGGTCGCTCACCTGCGCCGGGTCCGGGGAGGTCCGCAGGGCTTGCATGACTGCTTCCACGATCCCCGGGAACAGGGTGTCTGATTCGGTGTCGTCGTTCTGCCCGAAGTAGACGAGGAAGATTTCCAGGCTGTGCTCGAGCGGTTTCAGCCCCGAGGGGGTGCCAGGCCCGGTGTTGCGGGGGATCGTGCCACCCAGCGCCATGTTGCGGGACTCAACGCCACGGGTCGGCCAGATGTACGCGGTAGGTACCGCCGCGGTGTCGACGTTGGGGTCCGGGGGGGTGATCACCGCGCTCAGGTTCGCGGTGCCATCACCCGGCAGCGGCAGGTCATCGAGCAGCGACTGGATAAACAATTGAGCTGTGTTCAAGGACATTTGACCGCGCCACCCGCCCTGACATCATGAGGGGCATGAGCGACAACCTGGACCGATGGCAGCCGTTCACGTTGGAGTGGCCGGGCGAGCCGCCATGGACACCGTTCCGGAACGTCTTCGCCCGCTGGCATTCAGGGAAGGTCTGCTACGCGCTGCCGTCCGGGAACATGGTGCACGTCAAGCCGGATTGCCGCTGCTAGATCGTCCGGCGCAGCGGATCCAGCAAACACTTGGCGTGAGAGACAAGATCCCCATGCCCCTTCTCCGCGCCACCGGTACCGCCCGGAATCTGGTGGATCGTTGTGCTCGTAGAACCGCGGACGAGGGCCTGCGCTGAGGCGAACAGGATCGTCGCCCAGATCACCGACTGCGGCAGCGTCGTCACCATCGTTCCGGCGACATGCCCGAACGTGAGCGCCGGGACAGTCAGGTTCCCCGGCCCCGACGGCACCGACGCGGCGCTGACCTGGATTGTTTCCTGCTGCCCGGAGTCGTAGATGGTTCCGGCCGCACCCACGTTCCCGAACTCGCCGGTGATCGCCCAGCCGGTGCAGTCATCGACCGGCAGGGATGTCGCACCGATCGCAACATCTGCGGTCAGGCTCGTATGTGGCCATCCATTGAGATACTGGACCCGCAGCAGGACACCGTTCCGGCCACCGCCCCAGGTCACGTAGCCCGGTGCGATGACGATCGACTGGCCGCCGTCCCCCGAATCGGAGGGGGCGATGGACCCGTAGACGCCGATCACCGGATGCTCAATGTCGAAGTTCCCGGCCGGGACCGTCGTCCACTGCCGCGGGAACACCGCGTTCGGGGCGACCTGCACTTCGGTGATCGACAGGATCGGCCAGCGGGACAGGATCACCCGCCCGTTCCCAACCCCCGTCATCACCGTCACCCGGTAGTCAGGGCCGCTGATCTGCTCCGTGTCAGCCGTAGCCCGCAGCACCTGGTTCAGGTACACATCCACCTGCGACGTCGCCCGCATCAGGATGTTGACCTGCTCGGCGGTCTGCTGAGCTGGCGTCGTCCCCTTATACGGCGGGATCGTGCTCCATGAGATGCCGGTTCACATAAAGTCGGTGCCGCAATCAGCTCGGGAACCGTGCAATACGGGGTCTGGCCGGCTGGATACAGCAGAGACATGGGCACCACCCCCTCACGCGGACGGCCCGGCATACCGGGGAAGTGAAGGGGCTATCGGCTAGGCTGAAGTTGGCCGCCTGGCCACTCGGGGACTTGTCGGCAGGGATTCCCGGCCGGGCGGCCTCTTGCTTACCTAGACACGCTTCGGCCAGTGCCAGGTGCCGCCGATGTGCGACGCCTCGGCCCACCCGCACGAGCAGTAGCGGAAGGGGTGGCCGTGTTTCTCGGGTTCTGGGCAGTCCGGCGTACCGGGTGTCTCGGCGCCGTCGTGGTACGGGACGGCGCGGTTGAAGAACTGCCCGGTCGGGTTCAGCACGCATAGGCCCACCTGGTCAGGGTGGTTAGGATCGCCGGTCAGTTCGGTGATGATCGCGGCCCGGCATTCCTTCCCGTACTCGCCGCTCGGCGACCCGTAGCTGACGTAGTGGACGACCCGGCCGACGCTCGGGGCGGTCACGCTGCTACCTGGAGCCGGGCGAGCATCTCCGGGCGCGTCCCCGAATCATCGAGGCCCTTCTCCCGGCACATCTTCCGCAGCTTCTGCGGGTGCAGCGACGCCAGATCCCGGTTAGGCGCGTCCGGGGCGCGCGGCGCAGGGGGTGCCTCGCGCCCTTCAGGCTCCCCCGCCGGCAGCGATGCGGCCGGTATCGCGTCACGCATCGGCGCCGCGCACTCGGCGCAGAACTTCGCCCCCGGCTGGTTCGCGTGCCCGTGCGGCGGGCACAGCACCTTCACCTGCGCTGGGAGGTGCAGTTTCGACCCGTCGATCATCCGGGCGACCGTATCGGGGACCTCACCACCGGTCATGCGGGTCAGCGCCAAGGCCATCATGGTCTGGATGTCGTTCGCGCCGCGCTTCTCGTAGTCCTCACGCTCGGACTCCTCGTCGCGGGTCTCAGGGATATCGGCGACGGTTGAGGACCACAGCGGATCGGCGCGGAGATGGTTCTCGCACGTGGGGCAGGTGAGCGCCCAGAGCTTCACGGGTTCCCCGCCGGGTGCCGGTCGGGTATGGATCTGTCCACACCCGCCATGCGCGGCAGAGAGGTTAGTCGCGGAGAGGTCACTCCGCGCATACATAGTCATACGCTTCTCCTTCTGTGCTGGATAATGATCCGGCCACTGTCGTCTAGCGGCCCAGGACGCCGTGAGCCGCGGGGATCGAGTCCCCTTCGCGCTGTGCACAAGCGCGTAAACCGCTCCGGCGGAATGGCCCCGGACACGGTAACCCCGGTTCAAATCCGGGCGTGGCGCGAGTGCTGGATGATGGATGGATGAGCACTTGGGAAGACCGGATGGCTCAGCGGTCAGCCGCCAAGGACCGGGCGCGGCAACCCGCAGACGACGAGCACGCCGGGCATCACTTGCACCTGATCGGGACGACGGTGCAGTGCTCCTGCGGTCAGGACTTCGGCGTGACCTGCGTAGCCTTCCCGGAAGAACTCTGGAAGATGACGCTAGAACAGGTACACGAATGGTTCGGATCCCTGTCTTGCTCGGCCTGCGGAGAGAAGGGTGTTACGGGGCCACTCGGCTCATAGCCCCTGCGATAGCCGCGCACTCGCTCGGGAAGTCAGCCTTCGGCGGCACCGGCATCTCTGCCTCCGGGATCGTGTCCCGGCCGCACTTCGGGCAGACCTGCGACCACTTCTGCGCCAGGAACCGGCACGGCGCGCACCAGCGGCCGTCTTTCGTTCCCGCGAACTGGCGGAACGCCGCCGACCCGACCAGGCCCGCATCCCCGCCGACCTGCCGCTGAATGTACGAGGCGTGACCGTCAGCGACGGTCACGCTCCCGCCCTCACGGCCCCGGTACTGGGTGCCGTCCTCCATGGTGAACCCGGCGCACCCCGGCGGGAGGGTAACGGTGCGGCTCACCGCAGCCCTCCCACCAGAAACACCCCATGCGAACCGGTCATCAGGTCGCCCCGACGTCCGAGGACTTCACCAGCGACGGCACCGCATTGATCTGCCAGAACGTCGTCGCCGTCCCATGCGCGTACTGCAGCGCCGAGTTCGTGAACACCGAACCGGCGTTGCTGCCGTTCACCTGGGCGATCTCCTGCCGCGGTGTGCCGGACTCGATCGCGATCCACATCCCCGCCGTGAACGACGTCCCCGCCGCATCGGTGAGGGTCGTCCCAGCCGGGAACGTCGACGTCGCACTGATCACCGTCCCCTGCGGTGAGGTCGTGTTGTACCCGGAGATCGCCCAGATCGTCCCCCCCGCATAGGGGAGGCGGATCTTGTCGTTTGGTGCCAGCGCGAGCCCCTGCTGCGTCGACACCCCCGACCCGCCCAGGTACACCGTGCTCACGCCCTCGTTGTAGAGGAAGGCGTGCGGTGTCCCGGACGAGGTGGGGGTGTAGACGACCGTTGGGATCGTCGCCGACACCGGCGTGTGCGCCATCGGTTAGACCACCGACGCGACAGACGCGAGCCCGGCCACCACCACTGACGTGCCGGTCGAGGTGATCCCGACCAGGGTGACCGCGGTCCCCTGCAGGGTCAGCTGCGCACCCGGGCCGACCGGGATACCCGTGTACTGGGTGCCGATCGTCCCGCCGACGTAGACGGTGTTGACTGTGCCCTGGTTGATGATGGTGACATCCCTCGGGGAGGTGAGGGCCGTGCCACCGGGTGAGAGGTTGAAAATTGTCGACGTGCTGCCCGAGACGCATGTAGTCGTCTGGTAGGCGAGTGAACCGACATCGAAAATGGCCACGGCCGGGCCCCTTCCTGGGATGGCACGGCCCCGGCGGAACGACGCTCCGCCGGGGCCGTGGAATTGCTGACTTACCTTGGTGAGACTCCGCGTCTAGCTGTACGGAGTGGTGTCGCTGTTCTGGAGCCCAGACAGTTGCCCCGAGTACCAGGGGGCGTGCGAGATCAGGGCCTCGTAACTGAATATGGAGTAGCGGAACGTCGCGTCGATCACGGGCCACGCGATACTCACGTAGTCCTGAACGGTCGAAACTTCCCAGGCGTTGGCCACGTTCGTCCACGTCTGCGGAAGCTGGTAGGACAGCAGCGTCGCGTTACCCTGCGTGTACCAGGGGTGAACGACGAGCTTGAGCAGGCTCCGGGTCAGCGGGTTCTGGAACTGACTCACGGCCGCGCCGACGGTGACGTCACCGACGCCGCCCTGCTGAATGAACAGCTGGTAGTTGGTCCCCGCGCCCTGGTTGATGACGTCGTTGGACAGGTTCGCGATGTCGATACCGGAGGAGACGATCTCCGCCGGGTCCGCGCGGAACGAGCCCGGGTTGGTCGACGTCGACTGCCACAGGTTCTTCAGCGCCGTGTAAATGGCGTTGTAGGACAGGTGGGTGCCGACGTTGTTGTTGTAGTACCCGCCGATCCAGTTGGTCGGCGAGGACGGGTAGATCCCCGCGTCCGCGGACAGGCCGGACAGGGTGGGAATGACACCCTCGAACCGGGTCGACGCACCAGTCCCGGAGTCGGCGGTCGGCGGGTTCGTGCCCGACGCCGGCGGGGTGCCCTGCAGCGTGTACTTCGTGCCACCGACACCCGACGCCGCCAGGTACTCGTTCGTGTTCGACGCCGACGTGTTCGTGGACACGTAGATGTTGTAGTTCATCGCCCCGACAACCGGGACGATGGTCACGTCCACGACCTGCCCGGACGTCGTGCCACCCGTCGAGGCGACACTGGAGACGACCGTCTCACCGAAGAAGTTCGTCGCAGTGACGAACACCTTGTAGTAGGTGTTGGTGCCCACCGTGGTCTCGTTCGAGCCTGCGGTGCGGAGCGTGACGGTCGGGGTGGAAGGGGCCGTGAGGTTCGCGGACGAACCCGCGATCAGCATGTACTCTTCCGAGCTTGTTACTACCCGCTAAGCGGGCGGGCGCGTCATTTCTGCGCGCCTCTGCGTGTCTCCACGCAGTTCGGACTCTATCTTGATCTAATGCAGTACCGTTTGATACATGAGCCCAAACCCTCATCTTGTCTGCCCTGACCGCGAGACCCTGGTGCGCCTGACGTCCGAGATGAACGACAGGCAGATATCCAGGCTCTTTGGCTGCACAAGCCCCGTTATCGCCAAGTGGCGCGACCTCTATGGAATACCCAGGTCGCCGCGTCAGTCGGGGGGTAATACAACCAAGTGGAAGACCAACCGTGATTACTTTGCCGAGATTGATACGCCCGAGAAGGCGTACATTCTTGGCTTCGTCATCGCGGACGGCCACGTGCGCAAGGAGGGCTACAAGCTTGAGATCAGCGTCAAGGAGTCTGATTCGAGCATTCTGGAGGCCATCGCCCGTGAGCTTGGCTGTGACGCCCCGCTCGGGTCGATGATCAACCACTATGACGGGTCACGCATGACGCGCCTGTACCTGTGCGGCAAGAAGCTCGTCAGTGACCTGAACGCTCTCGGCGTCTTCCATAACAAGACCACCACCGCGACGTACCCGGTCATCCCGCATGAGTTCGAGCGCGACTTGGTGCGCGGCCTCTGGGACGGCGATGGGCATGTCGGGCAGGGGATGTTCGATCTCATCGGGACACCAGCGGTCCTAGAGGGTGTCGTCACGGCAGTCCAGCGGCACACCGGCTGCCTACTGCGACGTAACCTCAGGGGCAGGGACAGGAAGTACCTCTACGCCTACGGCACCCGCCGTGACGCGCCTGTCTTGCGCTGGATGTATTCCGATTCGAGCATCGCGCTCGGCCGGAAGGTAAGGGCTGCTAGCTATTGGTACTGCTCTTAGATCCCGCGTGCATAGTCTCTGAACCTTCGCGTCGGCCGCTGGCTGCGACAAGGCGCGCTCGGCTGCTGATTACCCCTGCTGGCTAAGTTTTTAGAGCCGTCACGCTCGGGCTTTCGCCCCACGTTGTGGCCTAGCCAGGTGGCACGGGCGTTCCAGCAATTCTCGCGGTTTTAGCTGGGCAAAGAGTCTCAACCCAGCATCATCTCTTGCAGCATGATCAGGCTGGCAAGAGCGCTGATGTCCTCATATCCCTGGCCCGAGAACTGCGCCAGCCAGGAGAGCTGCTCGGTGATGCCGAGGAAGCGGTAGGGGACGTTGATGGTGGTTTCGGTCTGGCTGCCCGCTCCGGGCAGGTTCAGCGGCCACGTGCCGAAGCTGGAGCCGCTGACGAGCTCGGACAGGGAGATGTCCTTGACGGACTGGCCGCCGGTCTGGGAACCGGAGATGCCGGTGATCAGCCGCTCGATGAGGCTCGCACCCTGGCCCGCGGGCCTGGGGAACTTGTTCCGGTAAACGGTATAAACCGGATAAACGAGCCGGGACGGTGCAAGGAGGTTGAAAGGGGTCAAACCGGACACGGAGCCGATACCGAGGTTACCCGCAGTAAACGACCGTGTGAGATCCGGATTCATCTGCCCGAGGATCTGCCCGAGCTGCTCCCCCATGGACGGCGCGGACAGCGCGGTCTGGAGGGCACCGAACTGGGACATGAAGCCGCCGTTGAACGACTTCACGACACCGGACTTGTTGACGAACCCTTCCCGTACCGCCAGGCGAAGCTTGGTGGCGGCCTCGGAGGCGCGGAGGGTGATGTCGGTCGGGTCACTCAGGGGCTGGTTGCCGCCCTTGGGTGCGAAACCGGCGCCCTTCACAAGGTCGGGCATCAGGGACTTGAGAGCATCACCCGTGGTGTTGTGCTGGGCGATGTCCGCCTGGCTTACGGGCTGCGCGGAGCTCCCGTAGAGGGCGGTGGTGAGGGCATCGGTGCCTGGCTGCGGTGCGCTGTCAGGGCGGATGTCTTCGAGGAGGTCGGCCATTGCCGGTCTCCTTCCTATGTGTCACGCCGGCGGGCGGCGTCATGCGTGTGCGTTCTTGGTCAGGCCCAGGCGTTCGGTGAGGAACTTCCAGGCGTTTTCGCGTTGTTCCGGGTCAGTGCTGTTCTGCCACTGCTCGTACATGGCCTTGTAGGCCACGTCCTGCACGCCCGCCGGGCGTTCGGGACTGTCCAGCATCCCCGCCGGGGGTGCTGTGGTCTTGTTGAGGGCGACGCCGCGGTAGGCGGCGACCCTGGGGTCAGGCTGGTCAGCCATCGCGTCGAGGAGTTTCTGCTGGGCGTCGAGGCGCTCAATGAGGGGTGCCTGAGCCTCGGCGACGGCGGACTTGATGAGGTCCGGGTTGAACGCTTTGAGGGTGGCCCCGACGACATCGCCTTCGACAACCGTGAGTGGC